GGCTCTTCAGCCACTCTAAGACATCAGGGATGGTGTCTTTGGAAACCAAATGTGATAGCAGAAAACTGCATGGTCGGGTGATTTAATCCGATGGTGCAGCTGTGCATTGTGGTTCAACCACCTTATCACATTTTCTATATGGAAAGGTTTAGCTTATGGCAAAATCTCGATATCGTTTTAGGGTTACTGGTGTTAGCCCAAAGGCTAATGACCAGGGAGCTTGGAACAGTCCAATAAAATTGGGCTTTTTCCGCGATCAGGTAACCGAGTATCAACTCGGGGTCCCGATTTCCCATTGGGGGCTCCCTTTTAATCCTCAAACATACGTTCCGGAAGTATCTGCTTGTACGGTCGAACAGACGTGGGATGAACTTCATCCCCGTTCTAAACGATCGACTGTGAGTCACACCCGTAAGGGTGATGACCCATGGTATAGTGCAGGAGGTCCTTTCCTTCGCGTATATATCGATACCGGCTTACCCCAAAATGGGGTAGTCGGTTCTGGCACGTATTACTCTGTTGATGGAAAGCGTCGTTACGAAGGTGGCTTTATGCCACCAAATAACAGCGCCTGGGGTGATGGGTGGGCACTTGCCCCCCTCTCCTTCACCGGCAACAGTAATGCGTTATTACCAGATGTTGCGCCATACTATGACCGGGCCTGGCGAAAAGCCAAGCCTGAACTTGAGATGGCCGGTCTATACGTGGCCCTTCGAGAAATCGGGGACACGGTGCCTATGCTCCAAACGTCAGCTAAAGCTTTTGGGCTTAGCTGGCAAAGCGCGGTAAAATCCGAGCTTGGGAACGTAGTGCACGGCACGAATCTGTCTCTTCGAAAGATGCAGCCTCGTGACCTAGCCGAACATTTCATCAACCATGAATTTGGTTGGGCGCCTTTTCTAGGAGATCTTAAGTCGTTTTATACGACTTATCTCGACGCTTCCGATATCGTGAAAAGAATTACTCGCGAGAACGGAAAGTGGATTAGACGCAAGGTCATGGTCGACAAGAGCAGTAGCAACGAGGTTATCTATAGTACGACACTACCGCCTAGCTCTTCGAGCTACGCGATACCGTGTTTTCCTGTTGGTTTCCCCGCTGAATTCTTTGTTTCACCACCGTCATGGAGTGTCGTCGAGCAAACTCGAATGACAATACATGCTAGTGGGAAATTTAGATTCTACCGCCCCGAGTTTGATATAACACTTCCCGACTATTCGTCGGCTTGGAATAAAGTCAAGCGTGCCTGGAAAATCTATGGCATGGAAGTGTCTCCTTATCATATTTGGCAAGCTACTCCTTGGAGCTGGCTGGTCGATTGGGTGACAAATTTAGGATCATATATCCAACGTTTGTCTGACACCCTTGAAGACCAAGTTGCAGCCCTCTATTTCTACATCACATGTCATAAGTCAGTGGAGCGCACCATGACGGTGAACTTACCACTAACTAATGGGCATAAAGTGCTTACTTTTACGAGATCATACTCGTCTAAGCAACGTGTGAGTGCAGATAGTCCATATGGATTCCACGTCTCATGGGATGCTTTATCCCCTGAGAGATTAGCTATCCTCGGTGCTCTAGGCATTACTAAGTCAGGGTTGCGCAAAACGCTTCACTGACCCGTATGTCCATCACCTTTGGATATATCCTCCAGTGCCTTCTACAAGTTTGTTCTTCTTGCGAAGGAACGGACCTGGCATTGGAATCACCGCAATCTCTGGAGAGTCAACCACTCGCGTGGTCAACCACGTTGAAAGCGTGTGGCTCTCTGAAAGGAGAGTCACTGTGGCTTTTGCCGATCCACGAACCCTTACTGTCGCAGGTGTTGCGAAGTCTCTAGTACGTATACTGACAGCGGGACTATCGTCCACGTATCAGACTAACGACAAATCGTATACTCAGCGCATCTCTCATCAAGAGAGTGGCACTAAGGTACGGTCGTTATTGCGTACTGATTTTCGTGCTGTGGTTGCCGACCCTCTGACTAGTCAGAATAGTTGGCAGACACTTTCGGTCCAGACTGTTATCGACAGACCCTTAACAGGGTTTACCGAAACACAGGTGGCCGACCTGGTTGCTGCGCATAATGCGCAACTTGACAGCACTACCATTTCTAAGCTCTACGGCGAAGAGTCGTAGAGTGATTTGAAGAGGACAAAACATGACGAATTTTCAACTTAGATCCGCCTTAGCCTTAGCAGGCTTAAGAGGGACTGCTGTATATATGGACTCACTCAGTGAGTGGGACCTGACGGAAAGTCAGGTTTCTCTCGTACGTGAGTTCAATGACGCAATGCGTCAACAGCGGCGATCTTCTAAGACTTCTGTTAAGCCTCGAGGTATACGTGTCTTGCGATACGTGCGCCTTGATGCTTTTAATCAGTGCTTTGATGACCGATAGTTGAGAATTCGTACAAGCTTTGCTTGTTCCTCTCAATTATATGGTACTTTAAAGTGCTTTGTAAGGATATCCCATCTATAGAGATGGGGTTATACGCTAGGCATCTTCGTGGCTGTTGAAAGGCTACCTCCGGTTTAGGAGGGACTTTGAAAAGCAACGGAAATGACTTTTATCTGGAGGTCATGCGCGACGTCTATATAGACGCGTGCATGAAGTGTTCCGCTGATGTCTTTAATTTACGTGACCTAGAAACAATTAGATCACGGGTCGAAAAAGAGGGTATATCATTTTTAACGATAACCCTACCCCAGTTTTCCAAGGCATTCGAAAGAAGCCTTGAATTGGGTGTTATTGGCCCAGCATGTTTCTCAGGTTTTCACCATCTGAAGCATGAAGCAATCCCTGTATTTCTACAAGGTATGCTTAGCCAAATTTTCGACCGTAAGACAGGAAAGGTAATTACGTATGAACCCCCAACAGACAATAAATCTGCTGAAGGACTGGCTCCCGGTGATATTTCTACTGTTGTTGAAGCTGTACGGCAGGTATGCCGCGTCTTCAGCAAGGTGGAACTTGAATGTACCCCGAAAAGGGTCAAACAAGCACTCAGGAGCTTTTACGAAATTGAGCAAGATTTACAGACGTTTTCAGTCTCCAGTGAGAAGGAAGCCAAGTTTTTGGCTGTTTCTCGTATGCTCTGGGATAGTATGTTTAGGGATTTTAATCCTAACAGCATACTTCCAAAGCATGGGCCTGGAGCTACCGCCGACCGCATTTCTGGAAATCAGAAGTATGTTTGGCGGAGGTGGCACGATCGTCTCGAGTCTTATTTCCCTCTTATCGATAATGGGTACCCTTTGGGTATTCCACTTGATTCTGAGGAACTCGAAATTGTATCGATCGTTCCAGAGGAAGATGAGCAACCCGTGAGGGTTATCACCGTCCCCAAAACGCTTAAATCTCCCCGTGTAATTGCTATTGAACCTGCTTGCATGCAATACGTGCAACAGGGGATACGAGACTATCTTTATGATAGGATCGAGTCCCATTGGTTAACTTGCAACCGGATTAATTTCCGGAGACAAGACATTAACCAGAGACTGGCACTTAAATCGTCTCGAACGGGTCGGTTAGCCACAATCGATCTTTCAGAAGCTAGTGACAGAGTTCCTTTGTCACTCGCTATGAAGATGTTTGAAGCGAACCGTGATCTTCACGATTCAATTCTTGCATGCCGTTCAACGAGGGCGCGTCTCCCTGATGGCCAAATAATTGACCCTCTCAGAAAATTCGCGTCTATGGGTAGTGCTCTTTGCTTTCCAGTAGAAGCTATGTACTTCTATACTTGTTGTATAGTAGCCCTGCTGGATTGTTTTAACCTTTCCTGCACTCAGAGAAACATAAAATTCGTTTCTCGGCGAGTGCACGTTTATGGGGACGATATTATCGTTCCCTCAACGTATGCGGACGTTGTTCTCGATTACCTACATGAGTACAATTGTAAGGTAAATACCAATAAGACTTTCTATCGCGGAAGCTTTAGAGAGTCATGTGGTACAGATGCTTATGCCGGGTACGAGGTTACACCTACGTACATTCGGCAACCACATCCTGAGAACAAGCAGCAACACGACCGGATCATATCTTGGTGCGCAACCGCCAACCTCTTTTACCTAAAAGGGTATTGGCGGACCGCAACTCTCCTTTTTAGAAAATTGGAGAAGATTATAGGGCCTTTGCCCTATGTCCGTGAAAGTTCCGGCGTGTTGGGGCGTTACTCATACCTTGGCTACGAGTCTGTACACCGATGGGCTAAACCTAAACCTTTTACTCCCTTTAACAAGGAGGATTGGGATAGGCGCACATTGGAAAAGGATTACTCGAAAATCGAGAATCCCACAGAACCGTTTTATCAGCGCTCAGAAATAAGAGGCTGGATGCCAAGACCAGTTTATCGCTCTGATGAACTGGATGGGTGGTCTGCTTTAGCGAAGTGCTTTATCAAGATGGATGGGGCTTCCAGAACTGGGATACGCAATATGCGTGATCAGGAGTTAAATTCTCCTAAGCCCCGACCAATTGATAGACGCTTGGACAGCCAGGCTGACCTTACGTCCGATCTCGTGAAAGCTTTCTCTGCTATGGCGTCCTTAGAGGATGTCCAGAGCATTGATCAGCTCCACTTGAGTCGATCTGCACTGCACGGCGCAGTCACACTTAAACGCCGTTGGGCCCCTCCACATTAGGAGGGATACCGGGTAAAATCCGGCAGGGGCGGGCATTAAAGAGATTTCCCACGTGGAGATTTCTGCAGAGCAGCCCGCCTGCC